ATGGACGATTTGACCTACACCCTGCGGCAACTTTGCCGGCGCAATCGCGATGGCAGTCACAACACTCAGGCCGACCGCATCCGCTCATTGGGGCTGATCGCCCGCCAACTGCGCGAGTCTGGTTTCCGGCAGATGAAAGCCTCCTCACTCAAAGGCAAACACGTACTAGCACTGCTGGATCGTTGGAAAGGCGAAGGCCTGTCACCTGGCACTATCAAAAATCGGCTTGCGCACCTTCGATGGTGGGCTGAAAAAATCGGCAAGGCTGGCATTCTCCCTGCGGACAACGCGCAACTGGGTGTGGCCGACCGGCGCTTCGTCACTAACGTCAGCAAAGCCCAGGAACTGGGAACGGACCTTGGCAAGATCACCGATGCCCATGTACACATGAGCCTCCAGCTTCAGTCGGCGTTTGGACTACGCCGTGAGGAAGCGATCAAATTTAAGACCAAGTATGCGGATCAAGGAGATCACATTCTCCTCAAGGGCTCATGGACAAAGGGTGGGCGTGATCGCTCTGTGCCGATCACTACTTCGCTACAGCGCGAGGTGCTGAACTCGGCACATCAACTAGCGGGAGCCGGATCACTAATCCCGGCTCAGAAAACGTATATCCAACAGAGAAACACCTACGATGGTCAGTGCAAGGCAGCAGGCCTGAGCCACATGCATGGCCTACGTCATCATTATGCACAAAGCCGTTACTTAGCTTTGACAGGGTGGAAGGCACCGGCGGCAGGAGGAATCTCTTTTAGGGAATTGACCCCAGTGCAGCGTTCTCAAGACCGTATTGCTCGACAAATTATCAGCCGTGAACTCGGGCATGAGAGAACACAAATTACTGCGACCTACCTCGGACGATAGTTCAAGGCTTTCGACGTCAATGAGCCGTAAGAGTGCGCCTCCGCGCCTCGTTGGCGCCTCGACTTGACCAAGCGTATTTCCAGCCAATACGGATATGCGTAGTGACGCATTTAATCTTTCTACGCTTGCCGGTTGCGTGTCCTATGGACACGAGGCATCGAATGCCTGCTCGGCGAGTATTCCCGGCTTCGGTCACCTGAACAACCCTGCAAGCTTGGATAACTGAGGGCGTCGCAAGAAGCCGCCCGCTGCCCCTAGGGGATGCCAACTAATCCGGCTCGCCCGCCTCATGCTTTGCCCACTGACAGGTCTGTATCGGCGCTTCGAAGCCAAGCACTCATCCATGTTCATGCGTGCTGCCTCATGTCGTCGCCAAGCAAATACCTCCCTTCCCTCTCGACAGGAGCAATTATGTTCTCACTGTTCCATCGCAAGCTTCGGCGTGCACTCGACCCCACGGCTGCAGCTAGCCCAACATCACCCGCCGGCCTGACCACTCCCCAATCTGCGGAATCACTCTTGGCCACTCCCCGCAGACAAAAATTGCTGAGGCAGATCTGGCAGTGCACCGCCATGTCCCGCCCTCAATTCGATGAACTTTATCTCTCCCCAATTAGACGATACGCCGAACTGGTTCAACTTTTCCCAGCATCCGAAAATCAGCACCACGCTTACTCCGGTGGGATGCTGGACCATGGCCTGGAAGTAGTTACGTACGCTCTAAAAATTCGCCGATCACGATTACTGCCCCCAGGAGCTCCACCAGAAGTTCAGATCATCCAAACGGAAGCGTGGAATGCCGCACTGGCATACGCCATCCTGAGTGAAAACCTTGGCAAGATTGCGATTGATCTCCAAGTCGAATATTTGGATGGCTGCGCCTGGCACCCATGGCACGGACCGCTAACTCGACCTTACCGAGTTCGATACCGAAAAGACCTCGATTATCGACTGCGTGGCCCCGCATCCAGCCTGATGATCCACCAGCTATTAAGCAGCGAAATCCTGGACTGGCTTTCCGCTTTCCCTGAACTGTGGGCCTCGCTCATGGCCCGCTGGTCTGGCCATAGCGAACATACCGGCGCACTCGGCGCGATCATTATTCAAGCCGAACAAGCTTTAGTAGCCGAAGCCCCTGCACAGACCACCGCGGCAGCTGAGAGCCATAAGCCAGCGACCATCGCCAAACCATCAGATCCATTAATGCCAGATACACCATCAACCGACTATTTCGACTCATTAACGAATCAAATCGGCGAGCCTCCCAAGTGGCCTGAAGATTCCGACTCCGTACCTATCACCGAATCTGCCTCCTCAGCAGAGGAAGCGCCTGTGTCAGAAAAGCATGCGAAGCCAAGCGGCGAACACTTCATGGAGTGGCTGATCGAAGGCGTACGCACTCACGAGATCATCATGAATGACGATCAAGCGCTGGTGCATTCCGTCGAAGACTCGCTCTTCTTGGTCACTCCCGGGATATTCCAACGTTACGCGAAAGCATTCCCTCATCCCGCCTCAATCTCGAAAAGACAGGGGCAGCCTGACTGGGAATGGGTTCAAAAGCGCTTTGGAAAAATGAAACTGCACCGCATACAAGCGAACGGTCGTTGCATCTGGACATATGAGCTCAGCGGTGCACGCAAAACACGTTTTTTACACGGCTATCTCTTGAAAAAGCACCATGGCTTGATAAGCGACTCGTCTCTCAACAATCCGAATCTGAAGGTGGTGACGCCAGGCAGCGAGAAGCCTCACACAACATTAGGAAACACTCGATAACCGGTTTCCTGATTGACAGCAAACGCCCTCAGCGGCATTTTTGCTATGCATCTCGCTGATTCGTTCAGCACCAGCCGCCAGGATCTTCAAGACGGCGCTGCGGTTCTCCGCAGGATCCTTCATATGACCGCATAGCTTCCGGCAGCGCGGCCAGTCGACTTGAATGTCGATGGAAGCATGACTTTCCCACCCACGACGGGCCTTTCCCGTCGTGGGGAAGGCCTTTTTTTGTTTCAGGAGGCCTTAATGAAAATGGAACTGGCGATGTATCAGGCACTGCGCGCAATCGACGTGCCTGAGCTCAAAGCTGAAGCTGTTATCCAAGCATTGGAATCTGACATGCTCACACTACTCGCTACGAAGAGTGATCTCACAAACCTTGACCAGCGGTTGACTGCCGAGATCAGTAGAACAACTGCTGAAATCGGCAAGGCGACTGCTGAGATCGCCAATACTAATCATCGGCTGACTGCAGAGATCGCTAAATCTGATCTCAAGTTGTCCATTCGTATGGCTTCCATGCTCGCCGTGACGATCGGAATCTTGATCGGAGCGATGAAAGTCTTCTTATAGTTTTCCTCTGCGATTACTGGAACCATCAAGACCACCTGTCATTCGATAGGTGGTTTTTTTGCGGCTTTTTCAGCGATATATGGGCACGTGTGGTGAAACGGCGGCAACATCAAACAGGGACGGGCCAGGTTAAAGGGAGGAAGTCAGGCCTGGCGCCCCTAATGATTTCTCACAATAGCCGCTCCACCGACCGAAGTCGGCCAAAAGCAGACGCTCAAAAGCATCTACGAAAGCAGGAACAGTTCCGGGGGATATTTCTCTATGTACGCTACTTATATCGCGTAGGAGTTGGCTGAATCGCGGTGCGGAGAGATTCCCTCAAACTGGTAGGTTGCACGCATATGTGGCTTCCTCATATTCACTGTTTGCTTTCGCTCGGTTTACTTCCCAAGGCAAAGCAGGTTGAGAGCGATATTTTTTGTATTTGCCCTTGGCGAACATGTAGGTCTGAAGCTCCTTGAAACGTCGGGTTCTTCCGGATACCTCATAGGTGATTAGGAAAGCTATCAGCGGCTTATCCGCGGTCTGCCAGTGGTTGCAGATGTGCTCGATCGTGGCCTTGAGGTCGGTGACCCTGCTATAGCCGATGAAGGTCTGAAAGACTGCGCCATCTGTTTTATGAAGCAGCTTAGAAAACTCATTGATATCGGTGTGCGCTCGCTTCCACTCCCACTCCACAAACGAAAGCGTATTTTGGTCGTTATAGCGGATTACTGCATCAGTGCGCCCTCCCTGCTCAAACAGGGCTCTAGCGCCAAGAAGCGTGGCGCACTGACGCACGACCAATCCAAGATGGATCGTCCAGTCGGTGCGCCCCGCTACCGCATGCGCCTCGGACACCGGGAAATCCCGGTACCACAGACAATTAAACAACGTGATGAAATCCCGTTCGACGCGCTTCATATGTTCCCTTAGTGTTTCGGATAGCTCACCGTTTTTTCGGCTGAGCTGGTTGAAAATTGAGCGTGGCTCTCCAGGCGAGTGTAATGATCACCAGACCATGCCACCCAGGAATTCCGATCCAGTGCAGGGCTAGCTCTAGGGCGGTTGATCCATTTCGTTTGCTCCAAAAACGACGAAGCCCGCACTAGGCGGGCTTTCGTTCGTCTTCATCAGTTGGGATTATCTAGCCCTAACGTGAGCTGCAGTTGATCCTGCAAATGGGCCACACGATATTCAAGCTTCCGCTTTTTCATACGCCACTCCAGGAGCCCCCTTCCATGCTCGCTTGCCTCACGCCGGCTTTCATCCAGCACCTTGCAGGCAGCGTCGAAGCGACTTTTCATTGAAACGGTCTCTCGTAAGATTCTGTTGATGGCCAGGTCACACCAGCGGGCAAGCTTTCGATCCAGCTCACTCACAAATTCCATCGCCACCTTCGGGTGCAGCCAGATATCGCCAGCCTGGCCGCCATGGATCTGGATGAGATCCTCAGGCCCCTCGACACCAAATGCAGCAGCCGCATCGGTTAGGTACTGCTGTGTCTCTATTGATCCCAGCCAGTCATTCACTGAAGCTGAGTAAAGCTTTGCTACGTGACTAGCGTTCAACCAGCCGTTCACGCTGAAAGCGATGGTCTTGCTTTGATACTCAACCTGGATCGAATTTTTCATATCGGGATCTCCACCCATTTTCGATAGGCGTGCGTAGGCCTCACGAGGAAACTCTCGTGACCTAAGCCATGTGCACGTAAATTTAGGGACAAAACTGCCGCTGGAACGCGGCGAGAGGAAAATCCAAGACACAAAAAAACCGGCTAAAGAGCCGGCCTCTATGTCTTGCTGATGCAGATACCACATCATAGGGTTTATATTGAATTAGCTGCTCATTTTTGACAACCCCCTAAGGAGGCCGTGTTCACTCAGAGGTTCTGGTCATCCAACGTAGACAGGAATGGCAGATGCGAAGGCTTGAGCCCAATGAGTCCTTTGTAATCTCAGATTGGTCTTTGGTTGTGGGGCGACGGCAGGTTTTACAGCTCATTATCCTACCTCTGTTTGAGCGCACAATGAGATTGCCTGGCTCACAGTTGAGGTAATCCCCGTCATGCATGACCACTTTTTTTCCTGGAGTGCGGCCTTCCTCAGCAATCAATTCAGCAAGGGTGAGGTGTTGCCCTTCTGACTCACCTGCGTAGCTGATACTGATTCTGGATCGATGCCCTCGCTCAAAGAAGAGCCCTTCCACAATATGCTCAAGCCAGTGCTGATGAGACCCTTCCGCACCAAACTCCCGCGCTAGGTTTTCCTTCTCGAATGGCTTCAAGCTGCTGAATAAGGCCGCTGGCGATTGCGAACGAATCAGGGACTTCCACCCCGTACTAATTTCGATGGTGATACCGAGCCTGTCCTGGGGGATCTCCCCTGGGGGTAGCGCAAGCCATTGCTTGGGTTTCTTGTACCCATCTGAACTCAGCTGAGATCTCCTATCTAGGTAGATCCAGGTATTCTCGTACGGAAAATACCCGTACAGCATGAGCTCCAAGAGGCGTGTCGTTGGAGGCGCCACGTACTCGACGCCGTGGTAAACACACTGCCGGCTGAAATGGTAGGCATGATGGCTTCGTCGCTTCGTATCGCTCGGAGCGAGAAATTGGCTGGCGGGCGGGCATTTGAAAATATTGTCCAAGTGGGTGATGAACTTGGCCTCTGCCTCAAGGCAGTCCAAGTTATGGCCTTCGATGCCGAACAGCTGCCACCAACGAATTGAGGCTTCATGCTCCATCCGCTCCCGCAGCTTGATCGCCAGCTCTCGATCTAAATACGCCTCCTCCTCAGCTGAGAGGGATCTGGCGTCTTTGGCCTTGGCACGCAGCCACATCCTAGTTCTTTCCCAATCACTGTAAGACACGAACACCTGACCTTAGTGAACATCTGAATGGTGATGCTGATGGATTTTGGCCAGATGGGATAGATCCGGAGAGGCTGAAAGAAACCCGCTCTGCAAGCCAAGCCTGACAAATCTGAACCATCCCTGCTTCTGTAGACGCCTTCAAGCTTCTAGGAAGGACTGCCAACCCTGCGCAACTGTCCGCTTTGGGTCGATTTTTGCCTGTCGGAACGGGATTAATCGGCCAAACCTGGCGGCGGTAGGTGACCGAAAATGGCAGATCCAGGCAGGCGCCCTGTACTGAGAACTTAATGCACGGATAGAACGGACTATTTCGACAGAAATTGTGAGGTGTCGTCCGCTACGTAGTAGAGAATGTACCCGGAATACACTAGAGAACCGGCAGCAACTTCCGCTTTGAAGCACTCTGTGAGTGCAACCTCATCAGCAAAACCGTATTCCGATAACTTGTCACCTGCGAAACTAGCAAGTCGCCACGCGTCGAAGCCACCGATCTCACCATGAGCCCCAAAGTCAAAGTCTACTGTACCTGTGGGGAGACTAACCGCGCAGCCATAGCCGTGCTTGAAGTAACGAACTCCGCCTTCTAACTCTCCACGCTGAGGAATGTCAGTGCCCACCCAATCCATATTGGTCAAGGGCCGCGGAATACCAGACCGATACATCATGTCCACAGCGGTGCCAACACTTGCTTGGTAGTGGCTGATCAAAATGGCGAGTTGGTTATTCATAAAGTCTCACGTTATAAGGAGCACTGAGTCCAGAGACCGCAGAGAGTAGCAGTGGACGCAACTGATGGGCAGCTTTTGGCCGACAGCAGACCGTCGCGATGAACTGCACTACGCAACGAACCACTGGGCGACTGTTCAAGATAAAAACTGGCATAAAGTTGCCGCAATTCATCAAGTTAACAGAGCGCCACACCACCCCAATCGCAAGTTCGCGCTCAAGCGGTGGGATGGCGCTTTGAAGACCAGTCTGTACCACACCTAGGCTTTGATCATCGCTTGTCGAGCACCTCGATCAAGCGCTGGAAGCGCTCCAGAAGGTCATCGTAAGTGAGAATCTTGATATCTGACTTTGCGTTATGGATCATCAAGGTGTCTTTCTGCTCCTGCGTCAAATCCTTAGAGCGCCCGATCACCACCATACCTTCTGCGGCATAGTTGCCCGCCAGCCACTGTGGCAGGTTACTCGCGTTGTTATGGATCTCCCTGATCCAGTCCTGCACCTGCTGCACTGCATGGGTCACCTTGTGCCGCTGGCTATTGCGCTTGGTGAATATCTGCGCGCTGTGGGGTTCGAGCTCCACCAGCACAACACGCTTGTCCGATTGGCGGTATTGCAGCACCAGGTCTGCACGGTATTTGCCGATGCGAACTTCGCTGTAGACCGCTGCCACATGGGAATCCAGTACTTGGGTGTGCTGCTTGAGGAAACGGTGCAGGTCTTTTTCACGCGTGCCGACCCGGCCCAATAGCTGGCACAACTCAATGAAGTTGCGCTCAAACCTTGCCGACTGAGAGACCTTTGGCCCCAGCGCTGTTACCTTGCGTTGCAGCAAATGTTGCTTGTCGACGCTGCCCCGGCGCGAGCGATTGTCCCGGCGAGTCACACCTATGGGCGGTATCAGCTCGCGCCCCCCTACCTCCATTACCTCGGCAAGCGGCTGGTCGAAGGCACCTACAATCACTGCTTTCACCCGCGTCAGACCAAGCGCCCTGCATGCCATATAGACGATATAGTCGTCGTCCATGACCAGCGCGCCGTTCTCTTCGTACAAAAGGATATCGGTGGTTCTAGCATGGGTGATGAACCGGCTAATGTCCTCATCTGGGATACGCAGTGCATAGTCAATGTCCCGAGGCTGCACAATGGCAAGGTCTACCCTGACCCGCATACACGCCACCTGACCATGGTAAGCACGGGTGATGAGCTGCACCAGGTACGGGTTGTCGCGGGGGCGGTCCTTGCGGTTATCGACGATCGAATTCAGCGGCAGTACCGGATAAAGGTATTTCTTGTATTGATACAGGCATTGCAGAAGGAACATGATGTGCGCCACCTGCACGGCGTACTCGCGCTCGAACCGGACCCAGCCTTCTTCCGTGCACATGGAAATGAATGGCTCCGGTCGAGTGCTCGATAGCTGCAGGTTCAATTGCCCCACCTTGCCAGACAACCCTTCGCGCCCAAAAACCGTAATTTCGAACAGAACTCCGCCATCCACCATTTCCGAGCGCCTAAATAGGACGCCACAGGGCCGGCCCTCGAAGGTGGAGGAGACAAAGAACTCGCGATCCAGCTTTAACTTTTCTAGGCGATGAAGATCGCGCAGTACTTCGTCGGGGGTAGGCAACTCCGAATCGGCCACCACCAAATCTTCGTTGATCACGAACATCGCACGGGCTATATCGCCGATTAAGGGATTCTTGCGATAACAGTTACGCACCCAACTGACGATCTCATCGACATCGGGCGTACGATGCTCGCCTTGCACGATTTCACGCAGGGTGCCTTGGCGGACCTGCTGCAGCATGGGTTCGGTACCAGGTGGAAGGTCGTTTTCGCTAAGCGATAGCCTGGTATCCGTTGCCAGCGAACCGTCCATGTAATGTGCTTCCAGCTCTTGCATCCGGGCTTTCCTTAGGTGTTGAACGCAGGGTGCGAACGCCATTAAGGTATCACTTCTGCCACCGCCTGCTACATTGCCGACTATCCTTCGCGCTAGGGTCGTAGTTCGGTGAGAGGATAATTCTGAAAAATAGCCGAACCAGCATACAACAGGGGCGCATCCTCTTTTGGCCGGTCGCCGTCGTTCATCAACGGCGGCTGACGGCCAAAAGCAGTCATTCAACATTTATCAGTCAAGGGCGATTAAGTTCCGCTGGTACTTGAATGGAGAGTCAATTGTTCTAAGTGTCTTATATATTGCGACAGCACTCCGTTATATTGCGAGAAGTACAATTATAAGATTATTTTTCACGCAAGCATTAAATCGGCTGCCACGCCAGCATTCAAGAAATTGGATAGCTAACAATAGAAAGATGGCTGACCAGTGCAATCATTTGATCCCCACTTAAACCTACGGCTGGGAAGCTGGAAAAATTAACATTCAGTGCAGATAGTCCGACAAGTAATAACTCATCGGACAGCTCAAGCTTTTCTGCTCCAGCTGGGAAAATGCCTTTTCCCTTCTCGGTTAAAAGAAATGCCAAGGGGAAGAATGAAAGAATGCTCATACAGCATTGATTACCGTGATTTCGCATGGTGAAAAGTTTAATGCTTTGGTGATACCTATGAGGGAAGAACCAGTAGTAGATGTCATGGGTCGCATCCAGAGCATGGTCATCACCGAGCACAAACTGTTGCATAGGCGTAAAGTACGGCGTTTCTTGTGGTGGATTTCGACACTCAGTCACAGAGGTGGCAGCGAGTATATGGCCGATCATTGCACGACAGTATCTCACGGCGTTAACAGGTGTATGGACACGGGAAACTGGGCTATTGGCAGCAGTGAAGAAATGATTGATTTTCCGCGTCAGTGACCTGCACACATCGGCGATTTCACCATCGTTCGCTCCCAAAGCCGTCATATTGCATTCGCGACAGATAGTCCTGAACTTGCTTCCATTCAACGACGGAATGCCCTGTACGGGATTACGGTCTAAACCCAAGACTTCAGTTAAATGAAACTGCTCCACCTTTGTAACGGTGATGCTCCCCTGTGGGGGAACATGATCTTTTGAGAGAACCCCGTGTTTTCCACATATCACGCAATAGCCGCTGACGATCTTGGTGTGCTTGCCGCGTTCAGACAGCATCTTCGAATATCTGCCCATCCAAGTGCTCCCGCTCCTCGTGTGTGCGGTTTATAGCATGCAGCCCGCACTCGCGATATCTCTACCCTCTGACACTTAGGTTGGCGTAATGGCAATCTGCCAGAAAAACGGGTAATGTCCCCACCTGCACACATAGGAAATGGAAATCCCACATGAAGTCAAGAAATCTGTACACCATTCACGACCTGATAGTCAGGGACTATACCGTCACGGCACTCCCAAGCGGAAAATTCCTTCATCAGTTCAAACCTTCGACTACTGAGACCCTTTATCAGTTTGAGACAAACAGTAGCGCTATAGAATTAGTAGATGGTGATCGTTATAACATTGGATACATCGAAGATGCTGGTGGTAGACGAATCATAGAGCCCTCCTCCTTGGGCAAAGCAGATACAGTCAATAAATACCTCAGCTACTCAGCGGCCAAACAGTTCTCTCTCGATAAGCTTGCTGAGAATCAGGGCAAGAATGACGAACGTGTAAAGCATAAGGCCTCAGATGGTTACTACTGGGGGCGGAAATATGCTTGGCGCCGGTTTGGACTGGTGATTGCAAAAGATGCTTTCTTTAATTATTTAGAAGAAATCGCTCATCCATTCGTGGCATGCAAAACCATTAGTGATGACATCGGCATTTATTCTAATCAGGATTCAATTGCTTATAAAGATGAAGGTCTTGAGGAAGCGATGGATCAACTCATAGAGACGGCAGTCAGAGTTGGGCGATTTTTCAAATCCCCCCGCTATACGAAGAAATTCCAGATTCGGCCTATTAACGCCATAACCGATAAAAAATAACTAAAGGCCGCACTATTTTTAATAGCTTATGCAGGGTCGGGGGGCTGTCGCCAACCTAAAAAATAATTCGGTGGCACGCCCTCACCTATGAACCGCCCCCAAAATACCGGTACAGACCAGCACAATATAGTATCGGATCGTAAATTATCAATCGTCGTGGCTGCTTACACGCCTCATCCTCACCGGAAAAGTAGAAAACCTGCGAAAAATTTAGAACCGTAGCAATTAGAAAATTTGCGGACTTTACAGGCAAAAAGGGACTTAAATGAGCAATACTATTTATATGATCGACAGAAATATCATCGGAAAGATTAAGGATAACTTTAAAGATGTGAAGCCGGAAAAAATTGCACGGATCAAATCTCTAGATCGCAAGGGAGTAACTATAAGTTTGCTTTTTGCGATGATTGAAGGGAATAAAGGGTCTCCACAAACAACATCTGAGGCATTCGACGGTATAAAAAAAGAAATCGAATATCTTCCCGATTTTTTTAAAAAAGCCAAAATCGATATTGATTTCTTCCAACATGAAACGCTTCTTAGCGCATCAGCAGCTTCTGACCAGCAACCTCGCGACTTTAAGAGGTACGCGCCGTTAGTTCAATTCATGCAGGAGAACCTCTATCAAAAGTTAAAAAAGAGAGAGCGAGCCCCAATTTTGGAAAAAATTGGAGAAGTTGCCGATCGGTCGCAAGTTGAGAGAGGCAACATAATAACTCTTTGCGGAGTCGCAAGTCTTTATGGCAATCGCAATGCGTCTGACGTTTTAAAACCTAAACCGCCTTCAAGTGACCAGGTCACTACAGAAAAAAGGGCATATAATTCCATAGCGGACTTAATGACAATTTCAAGAATGGCAGGCTTGAAGCGTTGGCTTAACATAGCAAATCCTAACGCCAGAATATTTTTTAAAACTTTGGACTCAGGGCTTGAAGAGTTCGCTAAAGAGATAGCTATTCTCAATCATAAGAGCACAGCATTCCCTGGGCATACGGTCCAAGAAACCACAATTGGCGTCAACAAATCATTATTTCCAGATCTGAATTTGGCAGAGTTTGAGGAATTGAAAGCCTGGATAGGCAAAGGGCCGGAGCCTCTGATCGTACCGTAAGCAGATATTTTCTTATTTTCCAACTCGGATTTGTGAGATGGAAAGGCCTTTTTTAAACAGCGTTCTGATAGTCAAGACGAGCGCGCCGGTTCTGAATGGCCGCCTTTGGCCGATAGTCGTCCATCGGTAGATGTATATTGCTGTCATAGGATACCAGCGGTCACTGTGAGCCCTCCATGCGATCACGGCTGGCTCTGCCTAGCGGAAAGGTTTTAGGGCGAAATTAGGGGCCATCAAAGACCGTAGGACGACATTGCTTGAGACAGAAAGCGCAGTGTTTGATGGACTGGAGCGGCCCAGGAAAGCTTGAAGGGGTTTCGAATCCCTTTCCATCCCTCATCATCACAAAAACATACGCATCATCAGCATTCGATCCAAGGCTACCTGTGATGCGTTTGTGATACGGAGGTTAATCTATTGAGTCAGGTTTCTTTAGTTAACAATTTTAGGAGTCTTTCTTTTGAAATCTAAGGGGGTTTAATGAGCCGTAATGGAAGAAATACATTGTGCAAATGTGGTAGCGGAAAAAAATTTAAGAAGTGCTGTATATCTCAAGGTCACTCCTCTGTTCCTCAATCAAAGACCTACAGTGATATGATTGAGGAAGCAGGACTGAAGGCTATGAGGGATAGCAAAGAAACAAGGGAGTCGGCGATAGAGCAACTTAAAACTATACTTGCAGTAGACGGGCTGTCAGAAACAGACGGTATTAATGCTACTTTTAGTTTGGCCGTAGCTTATCAGCACCAAGGAGAGCATAAGAGCGCTATATCGACCTTGGAAACGATAGAATGTAGCGATAAAATTGACTTGGCAGAGAAGGTGTCGTATCAGCTGGCAGTATCTTATGGAGCGCTAGGTTATACGGAGTATGCATGTGAACTCTTTCAAATAATTATCGACAATTGGGAGTGTAAACCTGCACCCAATGCAGTTGATCGTCATTATCGCGGACTCATGCTGATCGAGGCTGGGAAGGCATTTTCTTCAAATGGAGATAATTCGAAGGCCATTGATTGCTGGGAACAATCAATAAAAAAATTGGAAGAGTTTTCTGAGCGTGAGGCGGAGCACATTGGGAGAGCTCGGGCGAATATATCCTTGCAGAAGCTGTATAGCGAGGAAGAGAATGAGCAGAAAGAAGGGGTGGAGGAGTTGAATCTATCCACTAGCACCAAGCTTAAAATAGGGGATCTAAAGGGGGTGGCAAATAATTATTGCAATCTCGGTAATTATTTTCGAAGGGAAAAAAGATATGGCAGAGCAATAGCCTATTACAGAAAGGATTTGTACATCAGTCGATTGATAGGGGATAAGAGGGATTTGGCGTCTACTCTGGGAAATTTTTCAACCATTTATGCAGAGATGAAGCAGTTTAAGCAGGCGAAAAAAATTCTAGCAGAAGCAAAAGCTATTGGTGTAGAGCTAAATGATGAGAGGCTACTGCATATCTCAGAGGGCCAGTTAGATTATATTAACAGCCTTGCTAAAGAAGCAGGTTTGAACAAAGTTGGTATTGGTGACAAAGCCCTCTGTGGTTGTGATAGCGGAAAACTTTACAATGACTGTTGCGGGATGGCTGATTTTGAGCCTGTCAATCTATCTCACATTTATGGTGGATTATCTGAAGAGGCGGAGGAGATTCATGAAGAGTTTTCATTATTGGGGATAACACCCTGCCCACTGGATTTCATACTTAGGAAGATTCCAGAAGGCTCATTGAGACGATCGTGGATGGAGCATCATATGCATGACGGCTGGGTATCTATTGCCGAGCTTCCTGATATGGCTTCGATTCATATGTTTTCAGCGCAAGAAATGCTGAAAAAAGCGTTAGAAGACGATGATCTGAGCTCTGCGTTAGCTACTGTGATTCTGTCAGTGTGTTATTTGGAGGCGTTTATAAATCAAATTTCCTTTTTCTTGCATCAGAACAAGGAGGATGACTATATTCGCACTCTGAATCTCCCAGAGCTGCTTGCGGTAGATGGCCCTTTCAACTATCAAAGAAAAGGGAGTTTGGAAACAAAATGGCAGGAAATTTCTGATTGTTTAAATGGTGAAGGTTGGTTAGTTTCTCAGAAAGAGTGGCAGCAGGTTAAGGATGTCATCCATATAAGGAATGAGTTTGTTCATTTCAAATCAAATGGATACGAGCAAGTTGTACCGCCGCCGCGAAAAAAGGAAGCTATTTATTCGAAGATTCCTAAGTCTGTAGAGTTAAAAGATGTGCCTCATAGTTGGCCATTTAAATTTCTGACAAGTAGTTTGGCTCGCTGGGCGATTGAGTCGGCTGAAAATCTAGTGGATGTTCTTAAGAGCAACTATTCACAACATAGAAGGCATAATTCTAAATCGACTATAAAATCTTAACTTTGCAGGCGAAGCGACCGACCGCTTTTGGCCGGTTTCTGCCTGTTGCCACCTTCCGACTCGGATCGAGTGCTGCCCGTTGTCCCGCCTGCTGCGAGAAGATCACTGCTTATCATGGATGCGAAGCAAGGTTTTCAGATCGAATACAGGCGGGGGTCAACGGAGTGCTATCCCATGAGGTATTCCATTTGGTATTCCAATAAAAATACACAACTAATATTAACTATAATAATCAATAAGATAAATTACCGTTTCAGATTACCCCGGCCACCAAATTAGCGCTACAAATCGGGCACTTAGCGTTTATCGCAAGTGCCTTTTTTGTGCCTGAATGGGTGGTTTTGGCTCGGTTATGCCAGCTCTATGACAGCTTTTGTAGTGGTCCTGTAGCGTTTCCTGTATCCGCCTTCCCGCTCACCGTGGTCGATATCTGCAAGGAGAGGTGCGATGCTGTTGACGAGGGATGAGGTAGCCGACCTGACCGGCTACGAGCGGCCTGCAACACAATCGCGCTGGCTGCGCGAAAACTCCTTTCCATTTATTCTCGGCGGGGACGGACATCCGAAGGTGTTGCGCCAAGCCGTTATCAGCCGTCTCGGTGGGCAGTGCGAGCCCAAGAGGAACCCAGAGCTTCGATTGAAATAATGTTTGATCTCACCTTTATCGTCGGGTGCACCATGAGCAAACTGACTCTCACTGAATGGGCTAACGATCACTTCAGAACCCCACCCAGTTCAAATACGCTGAGAAAATGGGCGCGCGAAGGCCGAATCATTCCTCTCCCAATCAAGCATGGGCGCAATTACTATGTAGAGTCCAATGCTCGCTATCGTGAACCGGCGCAGCTTGATAGGACGACTGGAAGTAATCTGGTTGAGAGGATAGAGGCGGCTCGCAGAGGGTAAGGAACATGAAAATTATCTCTCAGGTCACAGTGAGACTTCCTAAGCTTATGGAAGCCGGCGAGTATCGCAAGCTGCGCTATGCAGGTAATAAACCGAGTCTCCAGCAGCTGAAAAAATGGATTGAGGAAGGCGAAATCGTCGGGGAGATCACCGGGGGAATGTACTTTGTGGACATCCAAGCAGCCGTGATTGACTCGAATGATCCATTGCTCGCAAAAATGCTTAAACTGGATTGAATCGTTAGCTCTGCACTCACACTGCTACCCTGTCCTCATCACTGGAGGACATCAATTGCCCAACTCAGACCTGCTCCCTTCCCTGTTGTTCAAGATCAATGAAAACCAATTGGCCCTCGAAGCGGCCATCATGGAGCTTTCTAACAGGGTGGAAGCGCGTGGATCGGCGGACGTTGCTGATAACGTGCGCGGCGCCCTGGACACCATCGACAAGAACGAGGAGTTCATCAAGATGACGCTTGCGGTCCTGATGACACCTGAGTGACCTGCTCATGGTTATCAACCGCAGGCTTTACATCGTCCAGCGCTACCCACGGTCGGATGTTTGCACCGAACAGGGTGCACGCTGGGGAATGAGGGAATTGCATTGATCTATCTCCCTCTTGCTGCACTCCGCCGCAGCGCTTGCCCCTGACGGTTCCATTCAAAATGGACCAGTTCTGATGCCAGGCAAGGATCTTATCCAGGGGCGTCATGCTGCTGATACCTGTACAAAATATGTACAAACATACTAACCCCATGGGTTTCTGCCTTCAAGACCAGCTAGAGGAGGATAGCGGGTGGAGCCTCCAGCGCTCGACAGCCCTCATATGCAGCTCGTCGACCCCAGCACCGCCGGAACGCATACACCATTGATTGCTGGGCGGCCCGCCATCCTTCATGATAACGATAGTCGGCTGACAGCCTATGCGGATGAGGTGAAGGCGGGAAGGATCGTGCGGGCAAGGCTGGGTAGGCGCAGATGCACAAAATACCCAGCTGAATAGTGACCCTGTGCGTAGCAGTCCGTCTAAGATGTGTTGAACGAAGTCTCGTTCATCCCCAAAATGGATTTTTTGGTTAACCCACGGACAAGGGGGCATATGAAAAGCATCGAAGCAGCAAGCCGCCTCATTGGGGTGGGAATCTATACGCCAGCAGAGGCGGCCTTGTACACAGGCATACCTGCAAAGGATATCCGGAGATGGATGTTTGGTTACAAATCTGAGGGGGTTGATCATTCTGGGCTTTGGACACCAGAAATAGATTCGCCTGAAGAAAAACTGCTCGGGTTCCACGACCTTCTAGAAATCAGATTTGTGCATGCCTTTCGAAAGCATGGAGTAAGCCTTCAGGCAATTCGATCAGCATCCAGGCAAGCCAGAGAGATATTCGATCAGCGCTACCCTTTCACCTGCAAGCGCTTCCAAACCGATGGCAGGAGTATCTTTGCGACGGTCTTTGACGAAACCGGCGACGAAGCAATTCTCGACCTTGCAAAGCGGCAATATGCATTCAGGCAGGTAATCGGTCCGTCACTTTATGAGGGAATCGATTATACAGGAGAAGGAAGGGCGCAGCGCTGGTATCCAGTCAAGCGAAGCAAGGCAATCGTACTGGACCCAAATCGCAACTTTGGTAAGCCAGTCTTATCCTCCACGGGTGTAGATACAGCGTCTATTTACCATGCGTATTTGGCAGAAGGTCAGGACGCTAAACGCGTTTCATTAATTTTCGAAATCCCGACTGCGGCAGTGGATGCAGCAGTAACCTTTGAGCATAGGATTGCTGCTTGAATTTTCTGATTGATAACAATCTCCCGCCTGCAATAGCACGAGCCCTTCATGAGCTATGCCAGCTAGAGGGGCACCAGGTAGTAGCCCTCAGGGATAAGTTCAAGCAGAACGCTAGCGATATCGATTGGATTTCAGAGTTGAAAGCTGACGGGCGCTGGACTGTGGTATCGCAAGACAAGTTCACCAAAGGCGATGCGGAGCGGAAGGCTTTTCGCGAATGCGGCTTGCCAATTTTTTGCCTGGCGAAGCAATGGGGGCAAGAGTCCTATTGGAGCAAAGCGCAAAACCTTGTCAAATGGTGGCCGTCAATAATTCAACAATCAGAACTAATAAGCGGCGGTGCCGCCTTTAGGGTTGCTTGGCGATTTACTGCACCCGGAAAGTTTGAACAGTTGAAAATTTAGAGCCCGGCCCAGCGCCGGGCTTTTTATTATGTGCAACCAGGGTGCGGATCTGATCAGGCCTACCGCTGATTCACTTCTCGGACATACGCCTGGCAGGCCTTCAGCGCGATAATTCCCCGGTCGCCGTCGTCGGTGATTCTGATAATTCGTTGAGCATGCGCTGGGTCAAGTTGGGCTCGACGGGCTCCATGAACCACGCCGACGGGGCCGGCGGTGGAAGGCACTGCGTTGCAACTGGCTGAATCCTCGGCAATGAGGACTGACAGCCGGACATCAGCGGTAGCAAGGCGATCGCGCAGGCGATCTTGGTCACGTTGGGCATCGCTCAATTTCCTGTAATGGGTTTGTTCGCTGGCCGACAGTCGCTGCTCTAGGGCGTGACGTTTGCCCTGATCTGCCTGAACCTGGGCCGCGGCCGCGCTGCTGATCTTGTCCAGGTCGGACTGGTGTAGGCCAGCCTGCTCCGCCAACTGCTTGCCGTAGCGCCAGCCCTGAACCTTCCATGTCGCGCTCATTGCCAGGATCAACGCCACGGCAATGCTGGCGATCATCAGCTTCAGCGTGGCAGGAGTCATGGCACGTCCTTGAAGAAAATGTGGTGCCCCAAGCGCAGGGTCTGGGTTGCGGCCTTGGCCCAGGCCGGCGGCTTCGGCATGGTGGTCGCGTAGTAATGGGTCGCGCCGCGGGTGATGTCGGGCTCCTGGCCGGAGATCACCAGATCCGCCGCCCGCTGCGCCTGGGCGAACTGCTTTGGCGGGATCTCCTTCGCGCCGCTTAAGTACGGATAGTTCGGGTCGTTCTTGCTCCAACAGCTGAACTGGTAGGGCTTCAGGCAGACGCCGGCATAGCCTTCACCCCACCAAGACTTGGCCTTGCCGTCGTTCACTCGGTTGCGGATGACGCAGGCCACGGCCACTTGGCCGGCGAAACCTTCGCCTCTTGCCTCCCCGTACAGCGTGCGCGCGAGGATGTCGCGATCCTTCTCGGTTGCGGTCATAAACTTTTCTCCAGGCGAAAAAAAGCCCGCAGCTAGGCGGGCATAGTGTCACCCCGTATGATGCGCAGGGCTCGACACAATCAATGAAATGGAAACTGACTTTGTCTCGTATCACTCCTGACCAATCGCAGCAACTGGACTCGATCCGCGCTCTGTCTGCACTGGTGGTGCTGCTCGGCCACACAAACCAAACGATTCTGTTGCCGACCCTAAAGGCAGGCTCGGTTTTCGTTGGGTTCTTTACTCAACTGTCTGTGATGGTGTTCTTCGTACTGAGTGGTTTCCTCATAGGAAAATCGGTCTGCAACAATATCGCAAAGAATCTTGGTTTCAGCATCGGACAGTATGCGAGAGACAGAGCGCTTAGGCTTTATCCACCTCTGGTTGTAGCAATCATCCTGATCGCTCTGCTGGCTGCCCTCGCACCGTTAGTTTTCCCTTCTGGGACTCAACAACTGCTGTCGATACCTGGCGCTAAATTCGTGAGAGCCGAGTTCACTGCAATCGCGAAACAGTTGTTCGGTGCATTGGTATTTCTGAACGAATTCAAAACTACAACACCAACCGCAAACGGCCCCCTATGGAGCCTGTCGATTGAAGCTTGGTATTACGTCGTCGCTGCCGCTTTATTTTTGTGGCCTTCGCGAAAGGCAGCGGCTATCGCTCTTTTGGTAGTCACCGTCATTGTCACGCGCAAGAATCAGTTATTTTATATGCTGGCTCCGATATGGTTCTCTGGGTTCGCCCTGGCGTTCATGCACCAGCGCACGCCACAAATGAATAACAAGTTATTCGGTTGGTTGTTTGTGTTATTTACTGCCGCCGTCGCGCTGGCCGTCGCGCTAGTGCTGTTCGCAGAGCCGCTTGGCAATGGAATATGGCTGGATCGAATGAATCATTTCCGGTTGATTTCTGGCTTGTGGTTCGCTTCCTTCATGGCACTTATTATGGGTGGCGGCGCCAGATTCCCCGCACTATTCCATAATCAAGCAGGATATTCATACACTCTTTACGTGATTCACTTCCCCATAATGCTGTTCATTCTCGGCGCTACTCAGCAATATATTTATGGATCAGTGGCAAGGTCAATAATAGTCGGCGCGCTAACTATTGCAATATCAATTGCAGCCGCAAAACTAATTGCCCACTACGCCGAGAACAAGCAGCTTATCCGTTCACTTGCCCTGAACACCAAGAGACTAGTTACCTCAAAATGATCTACTTAAAAAGTATCACTTTCACCTTAACGATGATGCTTCCTGCTATAGCATCGGCAAATGATTACACCATTGAGATAACAAAATCAGGCGTTGAGTACGGATATCACCAGGGCACACCGAACGGGCCTCTCCTAATTATTGCTACAACCGACATAAAAGAATCAATGACCAATACTTACAGCCCTATTGGAGAAATTTTATCTTCCAAGGGCTATAGCGTAGCGGCTATAGATGTCCCATGCCACGGCAAGGATATAAATAAAAAAGAAGGAAGCGGCCTGAACTGCTGGCGAGCGAGAGCCGACGAAAACAGCTACAACATTTTCGACAGCTATATCGATAACTTAAAGTCTGTGCTTGGCGATATTGCGGAAAAACATAAGGCTCGCCTGGAAGAAATCACCGTCCTTGGTATATCTCGTGGCGGTTACATCGCGATAAAGGCATCCGCCGAAATACCGAGCATCACTTCAATCATCGCCATGGCGCCAGTCACCGATGTATTCCGCTTGCGAGAGTTCGAGAACTCGAAAGCCAATAAAACGGTGTACACGCTGGCGCCTTATTACCAGGTTCTTTCGAAGAAACACGTATTTATCCAGATCAATAATAACGACGACAGGGTTGGAACGGCGGAAACCTTATCGTTGATTGCTGGAGTAACGAAGGTTGGAAATCCATACGCTGTGGATCTGACGGCAATACTGACACCAAAGAAAGGGCATTCGACAAGCGAGCATGAAATGGCCGCTGCATGGGCCCTGACTCAGCAGCAGAAGCTTGCTAAGACAGAAGATCAAATGTCTGCCCCTAAGTAGTTCCCGCCATGACGCTGAGGGCGACACTCTTAGGCATAGTCATCCATCCAGGAAGGTGAAACGGGACGCCGGCCCTCCTCTGGGAATCCAGAAGCTTGCGGCCAATTTCGCAGCGATTGCAGGTACTCCAACAGCTGAGCATAATGCTCTGCTGTCATAGTGGGTGATACCTGCATTTCTTCCTCGTCCCGGTGACGTTCGCGTAGCCAGAGTATTTCGCTAAGAGCGGAGTCTCGCCATGATCTTTCTCGCGCGGCTAGTTCGTCCATGCTGAAAACTCGATCCTCGAGATAAGGTGTGCCATCTTCAAGGTGTTTTCTAACCTTTCCTAAGGGTGGATTGGATATCACCTTATCTATTGTTTCCGCATCAATTGAAATTACATCCTTCGGCATATCAGTGTGAACCGACTGGAAATATATTGACCCGGTAGACGGACTATAAAATGTTTTCATTTTCCAAATCCAAACCATTGAAATTCATTGGCGACTGTTGAAACGAACGGGACGGACGTCAAACCAGATATAGCGAGGTTTTTTGGAGTAATATTATGAGACACACTAACTGGCGTTGCGTGAGTGTACTGACAGAATATCCCATAAGCTCTCGTTGTATATGCTATAGGATAAACAATAGTCTCGGATGTTGCCGACGCCTGGAAGCCCCAGTTAATAATCCAGCCCCCCAACCAAGACGGGAACGCGACACCTCCATTGATGCCAAAAATAGCGTTGAACCCCCACCTTATTTTTTTGGAGTTACGAAAGTTGCATCATCTAGGCCGGCGTCAACCTGGATCTGAGTAGCAACTTTCGCCTTGCCGAGAACTGTCTCTGTCGCCTGAACAATAACCTTATTGATGGCCTGGAATACCCGAAGCGGACTCATCCACTTTGTATTATCTGTACCGCCTTCGGCTTCCACCTGCGTGGCTTGCTGTGTGGTCGTATGAGCGGCGATGATCGCGGCTATGGCCTGTTTGAGCTGATCGTTTTCCCCCTCAGTTGGCGTCAGGCCTGCCTCAATTATGACGTTTAATATTTCGTCAGTGACCGCGTTGCCCCAGGCCGATGGAATTAACGATCCCGGCGTACCGGCAACTGGATCCTCGTCCACAAATTTTCCGCCCACCAACCCAACGCTTGGCACGCTAATCGGATAATCCACGTTTCTACCTCTCAGTCATAATTGATTTGAACGACGGTGTGCGCAGGTGCCGGACGCCGGATAGTGCATTCGAGTGGGTTGCCCGGGTTGGTGCCGAAGCGCTCCCCCCAGTAGCTGACGCCGAATCGACGCCCCAGCCTTTGCCGCCCGCCCGTATTGAGCGTCCACATGAACTGGGCGCTCCAGGTGCCAAAATGCGCAGAGCCAAAGCGAGACCGACCAAAACGGGGAGCGCGGTGTTCGGTGATCGTGGCGTCTGGGTATCCCTGACCTACTGCGATCTCGATGAAGTAGGCCTTGTTTTGCCCGCCCACTTCGACCAGGCGACGGCGAACGGCAAGGCGCCGATCCTCGAACGCCGGGTTTATACCTAGGCAAGGGTCAGGCAACCCCATGATTTGCTCCCAGTCCGGCACCAGCTCGCTCACGCCGAAGGGGTCCAT